ATTCCAAATGCTAACTGGATAGATGTGAATGAATATAATAGTAAATTAATTGTATTTTCAAATAGATCTAATTGGAAACAATCTGTTGAAATATTACAATGGTATGGTGATGACCTTACAGATTGTAGACAAATTGCAATTGATAAAAATAGATATTCAGAAATAACAATAGGTAATTTCTTAACTGCATATTATGATGAATCATATTGGGCTGCACCTAATGGAGAAGGTTATTTAGAAGGATCAGTTCCTAGAAAATTAACTAGAATTATAAATGTTAAAAATGATCCGACAAATGTTGATAGAAAAATAATGTATACTGATTCTCCTATAAAAATTGGATATTTCAATTTGAGTGGACAGACTCCATCATTACAGACATTCAGTTATTCAGAAATTGATGTTTATGTTGATGAATATAAAGCTTTGGTTTTATCTCCATTTAAAGTACATGCAGATTCTATACCTAATGGTACTGATGTTAGACAAAATTCAATTCTTGATATCGTTGGAATGGACACGAATCTTGGAAAAGCATTAGCTGATAAAAATAAAATCTCATGGAGATATTTAATAGATTCATTTGGTTTAGGACTTACTCCAATGTCAGGATATGGCTCAAAACAACAACTTGTTGATCTTTGTGGTTTGAAACTTAATTGCTTAGGATTTATAAGTATGCCAAGTGCTAAAATATTTAGAGAATCAAATAATCCATCATTTGTTAATGCTGATTATACCCTTAATTTAGATTTTGTTAAAGCAGGAGCTGATGATAGTAAGAATCCAGATTATTATTACCAATTTGCTCAAACTCATCAAGGTGTAGATGGTAGAAGTTGTGTTGGATATTTCTTTCCATATATAAGAATATATGATAATGGAATACCAAAATGGGTTCCACCTGCAGCTTATGCAGCTACAACTTATATGCAGAAATTTACATCTAATGTAGCAGGTATGACTCCTTGGACAATATGCGCTGGTATTACAAATGGTAGAGTTCAAACTATTACTAAAACTGAAATGGACTTTAATAATACAGATCTTGAATATTTACATGGCATGAATGCAAATCCTATTGTATATAAATTAAATAATGGATATTGTATTAATGATGAAGTAACTGCACAAGTGTTTCCATTCTCATCTCTTAGCTTCTTACATTCAAGAGAAGTTCTTATTGAACTTGAAAATAGAATGTATGATATGTTATTAGGTTATCAATGGCAATTTAATACCGCTGAAATCAGAGCAGAAATTAAATATAGAGCAGATAAAATTTGTAAAGATATGTTGGATAATAATGCATTATATGATTTCTGGAATGTTTGTGATGAAAGTAATAATACTGATTATGTTATTGATCTGCAAATGGGAGTTATTGATACTTATGTAGAACTTATAAAAGGAATGGGTATAATTGTAAATAATATTACAATAATGAAAAAAGGTGATATTAAATCAATGGGATTTCATTAATCAAATATAAATAACTAAAAAAAAGAGAGAAATTTAATTTCTCTCTTTTTTTATATTCTAAATTTTTCTGCACTTTTTGCTAATTCTAATTCCTCCTCCAATTTACCTTTTTTGTGATTATATAAAGTGAAAGTTTGTGATAAATTTATTTTTTTATCTGTCAACTGGTACCATCGTTTATTCATTTTAACTAATATATCATATTCATAAACATTTCTGTATTCAGAAACTAAATCAACATCTTCAATTCTACCAGTTTTGCTAATATTATCATATGTATAATTACCTTCATTGTCATAATTTTTAAAACATTGAAATGTTATTATATTATTTAATATCATTTCTTTAAGTAAATCAAAAAAATCAATATCATATGTTAAGCAATCATCCATTAATTTTTTAATTGATATTACTGTATTTTTTAAATCTTCAAAAGTTTTTATATATCTCATAATAATATATATAAAAAATAAATTTTAAATTTTAATATATAACAATATGAAGTATTTGAAAATTTATGAAGAATACAAATATTCTGATATTAAAATAGGAAATTATGTTGTACTAAATATAAAAAAAAATGATATTTGGAACGGAAGCTCTGATGCTAAAAAAAATAAAATAGTAGAATTTACTAATAATACAATAGGAGAAATTGTTGATATAAATAAAGGTTATTATGAGTTAGAGATAGAAGTTAAATATACTAATATTCCATTTGATATTAAATTTTATTTCGATAAAGATAATTCGATTATTGTTGGTACAAAAGAAATTCTTGACTTATCAGAAGAAAAACAGGATTTGATTGATAGATATAAATTAAGACAAAATGTGAATAAATTTAATATATAATATATGAAATTGAAAAGATTTAATGAAAGTGTTGATGAAGATAGTACATATATAGATATACTATATGATAAAATTAAAACTGATAATAAAATAATTAATGGATTTGAGTTTTATGTGGATTATGGTTCAGGTGCTTTTACATGGGGTAATCATGATTTTTATGTATATGCTACTCCATATTGGGAAGATGAACAATTCCTTCCGATTTCAGTTTCAAATTTTGATGGAGATGAGATTTATGATAGACAAATAAAATTGAAAGTTCTGAATTCTAAAAAATCTGTTGATAATTTTATAAATTACTATTATGAAATAATAAATTCATTAACTTTAGATTTGAATAAAATATCAGAATTATATGAAGTTATTCCAATACTAACAAATAAATATAATAGAATAAAAATTGATAATTTGACTATAACATCGATTGAAGATATAAAAGAAAGTAATTTTGATGAGGTAATTAAAATATATGATTTTTTAATTGAAAAATATCCTGAATTATTTTTAACATCAAAATATAACATATAAAAAACCTATTATATATAAATATTTTTTTTCGGTTTTTTAGTATTTTTATGAAAAACTATGTATATAAGCACCTATTTAGGTAAAATAAAATATTAGTTGGTTTTTTTCATTACAGTGTGTTAAATTTAATATATAGATAGAATATTAATATATTTATAAAAAATAATCTAATAAAAAATGGGATTAGCACACTTTACAACAGTGGATACGGCAAGAGAAAAATGGGAACCTATTCACAAAAATTTATACGAAGTAACAATTATTTTACCAACTGTTCTTCAATCTTTACATCCAAATGCAACTCACCTTCTTTTGGAAAATACTAAATCAGCAAAATTCCCAACTTATCCTGATTTATCAACTGGTGTTCAAAGATTTAAATACTCTACAAGAGCGTTTATTATGATGCCAGAAAAAACACATATAGATGATCTGTCTATTGTATTTAATCTTAACCAAAATGATGACTATCAAATTTTTTGCTTCAAAATTCTAAAAGATTGGTACGATTTAGGTTGGAATAATGAAACTGGCACCCTTCATTATAAGAAAAATCTAGTAGGCGATATTATTATCCACGCACATGATAAAGAAGGTAAAGTTATTCGTAGAGTAACATATCATAACGTTATGATGAAAAGTTTTACAGGATTTGAAGAACTAAGCTGGGATAGCTCAACCGATATCTTTGATTTGACTGCAAACTTCGTAGCAGATTATTGGGAAGATTTTTATTATTAAGTCCTTAAAAATCAATAACTTATAACTTAAATATAGATAGTTTAAATTATTGAGAAGAAAAATTAAACAAAACCTGATTATTTTTAATAAAAAAAGAATCCATTAGGATTCTTTTTTTATTTCAATGTTGTCATTGTCATTATCAATATTAGATTTAGGTTTTCTGTCACACATTATAATTAATACTATTGCTACAAGAATATCTAGCCATATTACATCATTTGGACTTACACCTGACATTCCGCATATTGCTCCAATGATGAATGCTACACTAATTGGAATTAGAGAATACCATTTCCATCCTTTTCTCCATGCTACTATTGTTAGAATAATTTCTATTATGCCCATATTTATTTTTATTTTGGTATATAGGAATATATTTTTAAAGTTTATAAAAATTATAAAATTTAGCATTCAAAATTATCATATAAGAAATCGATCCAAGTATTTGTTGATTTTTTATTATAATTTTTAAGAGATATAAGATTTTTTCTAATATATTTCTCTTTATTTTTCAGAACTTTATTCATTTGAATATACATTGAATCGACATTATTTGGATCTGATATTCCAGTTGATATCCAATTGATTTCTTTTGAAACTAGCACAGGCACATTCACAAATACTGAATCAGCCGCTACTATATTAAATGTTTCTGTTAATGATACTTGCATTGATATATCCATTTTACTTAGTAGAGAAAGAAAATCTTCTCTATTTAGCCAATCAATTTCAATTAGGTTGTGATTAGTATTATTGAAGAGTGCTTTAATGTTTTTATAAACATTTTCTCCAGATTGTTCTAGTCTACTATAATTAATGAAAAAATTGACAATTGTATTATTTTCTTCTCCAAATTTTATTGCTGCTACTGCTTGATTCAGTTGATTTTTTAATGGTCTAATAGCGCCAAAGCAACCTATATTATATGATGCCTTTATTTTTCTTTTTGTTCTTAAATTAAAAAATTTAAAAAATTTAAAAAAATCACAT